TGACGTACCAGCAGTACCTGCGGTAGTGACAACGCCACCGGCGCCCACAACGACGGTGTAGCTATTCCCCGGAGTGACTGCGATGTTGTTCGCCCACCCAAGTCCACCACCGCCGCCGCCAGAGCCACCTGAAGAAGTGCCGAGAAACCCGGCGCCGCCACCGCCAACCGCCATCACGGAGACAAAGTTCACACCCGCAGGGCAAGTCCAAGAGTAAGTGCCGGGAACATTATACAGAACCTGACCATTGGTAGCAGGCAGGACCATCGTGGCAGACAGGGGGATGTTCTTCCACGCACCATCATAGGCTTCAAACAAGTTGGTGGTCGTATTATATCTGATCATCCCGACAAGGGGCGCGGCATCGCGCTGGGCCGTCGTTCCGTTTGGCAGCCGCAGGGATGCGTTGACCCCGCTAATATCGGGGAGGTCGGCAGCGGCAGCGGTGACATAGACCGTCGCGCTGCCGGACAGATTTAGGAGAGACCCCGTGCTGCTCTCATTCAGGGTCCGCGACATCGTGGTGCCGGATGAGGTGTACACGCCCACCCCGATCTCCCAAGCCGTGCCGTCTTCGATGACGTACCGCACGCTGTCGCCATTGGCCACGCCAGCAGACGCAAACGACTGAAAGCCCGGAACGGCACTCCCAAGAGTGATCGTCCCGGCCCCAGTCGTGGCTGTCGCCATCTTTGCTCGGTTCACCAGCTTGGTCATGCGTCAGACCTCAGTTCAACGTGACGTCGAAATCGCCTGCCGGGAAGCGGAATACGTCGCCGCTGCCGATGGCTTTGCTGGCCGTCAGCGTGCCGTAGGTGATGATGTTGCCGCCCGTCGGTGCGTCCATGATCGCCGCCGCGACGACGGTCCCCCACGACGCCGACGCGGCAGGCCACTCGACCGTGGCGCTGTTCGATGCCGTGTCGCCCGTGACGGTCATGGTCACGGCTTGCCGCGCGTAGCTGCCGCCCGTGACCTCAGTCCCGGCGGTGCTGTCGGTCGGCGCGACGGTGTACAGGGCGATGAACCACGTCGTCGGTCGCGTCACCGCACCCGACGTGAACAGCCAGTTCAGCGTCGTCGTCTCATATGTGTCGGAAAGGCTCATGGTGCACCCCGTCTGGTTTTCATTCGCAGGCCCGCGCCGCCGTATTTGGCCGCATCGGAACTGGTGTTCAGCGTGTCCAGCCCCAGCTTGAACATGCTCTCCCAAACGCCCAGTCGGGCGTCGTCTTTGAGGTAGGGGGCCGAATGCAGCAGCGCCCCGTAGAGGTAGACGTCCGGTGCCTCCGTCAGCAGCCAGTTCGTCGTGTTGGTGGCCGACAGCGCCGGGACGCGGCCATAGTAGACCAGCGAGGCGTCATAGGTGTCGTCGGGCGTCGGGAACAGTTCCAGCGCGCCGCCCGTCAGGGCGTAGTATTGGGGCCGACCGACGCGGTCGTTGCGATCCTGCCGCATCTGCAGCATCTGTGCCGTGCTGATCGGGGCGATCTCGCCCGTGTGCGTGTCCAGCAATTGGAGCCGGATCGGGCGTAGAAAATCGGTCGGGATCGTGCTGTACTGGGCATCAAGCAGGGCCGTGCTGCGCCGCTCCTGCCGCCAATGCGTCAGATCCCGGTCGATCCGGGCCTCGCACAGGCGAATGAACGTCGGTATCACCGCCGTCAGGTCGTCGCGGTTCAGGAAATCCGCGATGGCGGATTGTAGTTCAGCGTAGTCCGCGATCATTCCTCTGCCTCATAGTCTTTGCGTTCCCACGCCTGACAAGTCCGCAGGTTGTGGCAGATGAAATCGAACTTGTGGCAGTAGCCGCGCCCGCCGCCGTCCGCGTCCAGCGCGTCAAACGGGATTTTCTCCATGGCCCGCATCATCTCCGGGGTATTCTCGAAATATTCGCAGTTGGCGCACAGTTGCCTGCGCGCCTCGCCCTCACTGATGCCCCACACCTCGGCCAGATCCTGCCAATACGGGGCGTTGGCACCCGGCTTCGGGCTGGCCTTTTGGGGGCCAAGCATCCAGTTGTCCAGCACGCGCTGAAGGTTGGCGCGGTTGGTCTTTGCGTCCACGATTTTCGGCGTCGTGATCCGTCCCATGGAAGCGTCAGCCATCACTTTTTGCCCTTTTTGGCCTTACCCGCCTTGGACAGGGCGATGGCAATGGCCTGCTTCTGCGGCTTGCCCGCCTTCATCTCGGCGCGGATGTTACCAGAGATGACCTTCTGGGACGACCCCTTTTTCAGCGGCATGTCAGCGGCTCCTTCTCGACCCGCGCGCCAGCAGGGCGTCAAGCGCGTACAGGTTTGCGGCTTCCTTGCCCTGCGACTTCAAGATTTCGTCGTACCGGGCGTTGACGTCAACCCACTCAGGGTCGATGTCCTGCCGCAGGCGCGGGTTCATCTGAAATCCGCGCAAATCCTTCGGCAGGGCTTCCATGCGCGGCATGTTGGCCCCCTTCTTGGTCGCCGCCTCCATGCGCGGCAGCGCAAGATCGGGGAACATCAGATACCAAGGTCGCGGGTCGCCCATCGTCATGCTAGGTCCGACTTTGTTGACCGCAGCGGTGTACGTCGAATGCAGTTCGCCGCCGTGTCTGCGGATCGCGTCGCTGGGCGCAGGCTCAAACAGGCGGTAGCCGCTGCTCAACAAATCTGCCCCGACAAGGTTGGGGTCCATGGTTGCCCAGCGCGTCGCGGCGACGCTGGGGATGTTGGCCTTCATGGCCGGATTGGTGTCCAGCGCCTTCACAAACTTGGCCCGTTCCCCGCCCTTCACCAGTTCAAGGAACGCGGGCAGGCGCGGGTCCAGAAGGCCCATCAGCCCGCTTTGCTCCAGAGATGCCAGTTTCGGCATGAACGTAGGGTCTACGGCGTCGGCTGCGCCCGCGATAAGCTGCGCCTGCGTCTGGCCGACGTGCTGGCTGAAATCCCCGCCCTTCGGACCCATGACCATGGGTGTGACGCCGACGCGAAGCCCCTCTCGCTGCGCCTCGCGCCACGCCTTGTTGCGTGCCGCCATCGCGGTCGGCTCGGACGCAAACCCAAGACGACCACGGTCGATGAACGTGTGTCCAGCCTGTTGCAGGGTCGGCTGGGGAAGCGCGATGCCGTTGACGCTGTCGATGATCACGTTGTTCAGCGTCGCATCTGCCGGGTAGCCATACAGCACATCAAACTTGGCCCCGATGTCTTCGGGCCGCATGCTTACAGATGCCTCATCTTGCCCCGCCAGCCGTCGCCCCGTGACTTCCCAGTCGTAGGGCGCAACCTTGTCCTGTTTCAGCCCGGAAAACTCGGTGTAAAGCGCGAGGTCTTTAGCCTTCCCACCGCCCCTGCGAGGCTCCGCGAAATTCTCTGCCCCCGTGCGGCGAAACGGCGTTGCATTGTCCAGCGCCTCATCCGGCAGGCGACCCAGCGCGTTGTACAGGCCACCAAGGTTCAGCGACCCGCTTTCGTCGGCGGCAAAATCCAGCAATCCGCGCTCCACAGCGGGCGCTGCGGCCTCGGTCGCCGCGCGCAGGCCACTGACACCCAGCAGCGCGCCAAGGGCCTCTGTGGCTGCGTCTGCGCCCGCTGCGACGCGATCCACGCCGCCCAGCGACGGGTCCAGCGCGCGGTTGGTCGCCGCCGCCGACCGTTGTAGGCCGACGACCGGGTTCAGCATCTCATTGGCCGCGCCAAGGCGTTCAGGAATGCCCGTTGGGCCGAGATAGTACCGCAGGGCCTCGGTTAGCGCGGCCTCTTGGTTGTCCAACCAGCGGCGGCGCTCTTGTCCCGCTTCGGGCGTGAAAAAGTCCATCAGTCCCAGCAGCGCGTCCTCAGTCCAAGAGGCCCATCGGGCGGGGCCGGGGGCGTGTCAGTTGCAGGAGGTCGATCTGCTGCGGCAGTTCCATCCCGGTTGCGTCGCGGTACAGCTTGCGAATGTGCCCCGCGTACTCTCTGGCCTGCTGGCCCATGTCCTGCGGACCCTTGCCAGCCGCCAGAACGCTGTTCATCTCAATCGGGCCTGCGTTGTAGGCCGTCAGGGCGTTGTCCACGTTCCCGCCATAGGCCCGCATCAGATCCCGCAGGTAGGGGTCGCCGAGGGCCATGTTGATCTCAGGGTCGAACAGCAGCGACTTGGCCGTTTCCGGCGTCTCTGACGCCACGTCGTAGCCCATGCGGCGCGCCACATCGAAGACCGATGGGGCGCTGTCGCCGTAGAGGTCGTGGGCATGCTCAGGCTTGACCTGCATCAGGCCGACCGCGCCGCTCTTGGACACGGCCATCGGGTCGCCCCGGCTCTCGCGCTGGATCAGCGCGTTGATCAGGTCGCTGAACTGGAATTGATCGGCCATTACCTTACCCCGTAGCCCAGCGCGCTGGGCGGTGCCTGAATGGCGTTCTGGATGAGCCGCAGAAGCTGCTCATCGCTCAGTTGGCCCAGCGTCGTCGTCGTGATCGCGCCGGGGGCGTAGGGGTCCGCAGGCGGCTGCGCCGGGGTGGCTGCGACAGGTGCCATAGATGTGGGTCCAGACATCGGTCGCGGCGCTGGCCGCGCTGCGGATAGGCGATCCTGATAGCCCATCGGCCTGATGCCGAGGCTGTTCAGGAAATCAGATAGGGGTCCACCCTCGAAGGTCTGACCAGCGCGGCCCGCGCCGCCGCCGTCCAGCATGTCGATCAGGCCCAGATAGTTCGCCATCCGTTTACCCTTGTGTGTTTGGGGCGCTTGCTGGCAGTATAGCAGAACGGCGCAGTGCTGCAAACACCGCGCCGTCCCTGATCAATTCGCCCTGTGTGGAGGTGCGGCATGACTGACAAAAACCTACCCCCTGTGGAGTTGCTCCGCAAGTTGCTGCGATACGATCCCGAAACCGGGGCGCTGTTTTGGCGCGAAAGATCGCCATCCGACTTCTTCGGTGCTGGACCCGTCCCGGCTGATGTCGTCTGCCGTCGCTGGAACACGCGGCTTTGCGGTAAACGGGCCGATAGCGTCTCTGGTAATGGTTACCGTCAAGTGAACATCTCCACGCCCGACGGGAAACGCTGCCTCATCGCGCACCGCGTCATCTGGGCCATAACCTTTGGTAGCTGGCCAACCCTTCCGCTGGACCACATCAACGGCGTCCGAGGCGATAACCGCCTCGAAAATTTGCGTGCCAGCACCCCGTCGCAAAACTCGCGCAATGCGGCGCGGCGCAGTGATCGCCGCATGCCGTGCGCGGGGGTGCGCTGGAACGGTTCGTCGTGGACCGCGCAGATCAGCATCGGCGGCGCTCGTACACACCTCGGATCGTTTCCGTGTCTGTTTGACGCCGTGCTGGCGCGCCTGACGGCAGAAAAGGCGCATGGGTACTCCATGCGCCACGGTCTGTGATCAGGCTATTCCCTTCAAGTTTCGCCGGATCGGTCTTGACCAGTTGTTTGTTGGCGTTCCCAGCGCCGTCGCAGCATCTCCGGCGAAACTCAGGAACAGCGCGTCCGCGAGGTCAGGCGACCGCAGCCCGCGCCGCCTAAGGTCATCCTTGCTCTCCGCCTTGACCTTGCCGCTGGAACTGAAACTGTAGCGGATGCTGGTCAATTCTGCGACCAGCGCGCCGTTCTTCGGCAGTCGGCTGCTGCGCTGCTCCAGCCACCCCCGCACTCGGAAGATCAGTTCCGTCCTGAGGTTCGTGTATGTGCCGCCGAAGGCGGGGGCCTCCGACACGTTGATGCCGCGCACGGGCATCCCCAATTCGCGCATACGGTCCACGACGCCCGACCCAAGGCCGATGCTGTCCACCATGATCTCCGTCGGACGCTGGCTTGGCAGCAGCGCGTCAAATTGCGCCTTCACGCGCCCGACAGTGGCCATCAGGTCCAGTCCCTGCCACGCCTCGATGTCGGTCACGACGTTGGCCGTGCGGCGCAGCAGGACCGTCCTGTCGCTCCCGAAACGCGCCACGTCCAGCGCCCACACAGGGCGCGCCGACGGTGATATCGCCACATCCCGATCCACTGCCGCTTCGGCCAGATGCAGCGGGATGATCGTGTCGTCGTCGCCCAGCGGGAACTCACCCAGAACGCGGATGCGGTAGGCGTTGCTGTCGATGCCGTACCGGGTGGCCATCTCCTCCACGAACTCCGCACTGACGCGCTTGCTGTCGATGCAGGACCAGTGCAGCGTCAGCCAGTGGCTGGACAGGCGGGTGTGCGTCTCAAAGAACGTGCCGCTCGACCGGGTCGGGTTGCCCGCCAAGATCGTCGTCGCGCTGTGGCCTGACATGCTGCCGGATGCCGCCTCGAACACCTGTTCCGGCACGCCGCTGGCCTCATCGACCACCAGCAGGACGTTGTCGCTGTGGACCCCGGCCAAGGCTTCGGGCTGCTCGGCGCGGCTCGTCCGGGCCGAGATGAACGCCTCGCTGGGCGCGGCGATCAGTTCGATCCTGTCCGTCTTCGTCTCCAGCAGCACCTTCAGCGCGGGCGGCAGTTCATTGATCCACCGCTTCAGTTCCGCGAACAGGGCGTCGTAAAGCTGGGCCGTCGTCGGCGCGGTGACGACCACCTTGCATGGAAATCTGAACAGCACGAACCACAGCATCGACCAACTCAGGCTGGTAGACTTGCCCGTGCCGTGGCCGCTGCGGACGCTGATCTTGCGCTCACCGCGCCCGACAGCCTTCAGCAGGTCATCCTGATAATCCTCAGGCGTCGCGCCGAGGATCTCACGCACGAAGAGGCCGGGGCCGTCCTCCGTCGTGCCGTACCGGGCGATCATGTCGTCAAACGGGTTGTCGGTCATTCCGCCGTTCCTTCGATGGTAATCGCCCCGTCGCCGTCGCGCCTCTTCTTCAGGGCGTCCAGATGCAACTGGTTGATGTTGATCGTGACGGTCGGGCCGTTCTTGTTCTGCTGGTACCTGTCCGGGTTGTTCACCGTCGCCAGCCACTTCCTGACATCGATGCGCTCCTTGGCCACCGCGATGTCCTCGCGGGTGACGGTGCCATCGGCCAAGTTGTCCGCGATCTGCAGGGCCTCCTCCGCCAGCGCGTCGGCCTGCTCCCGGCGCGCCTCATCAATCATCGGCCTGTAATCCTCGTGGGCGTTGAGGTGTCGGCTCAGGTACGTTCTGGAACAGCCCAGATCGTTGGCCAGATCCAAGATCGTGCCGCCGCTTGCGATGTACTCGCGGACGTACTCCGGACCGCCACGGTCGGCGATCTCGGCCAGAAGCCGCTTTTTTAGTGCTTTCCCCGCCATGTGCTACTCCATTGGTGCCTCTGCGAGTGTGGGCGAAATTTCAAAAATTTTCAAGGTGTGGGTGTTTTCGGGGTGGGGTGGGGTGTACGGTGCGTGGTACTTGGTATCAGGTCGATCCGTGTCAGGCTGCATCGGCAGCCGCCCCCGCCTTAACCCCTCCGGGGCGGGGGGCCTCGCGTTTCCGGGGGCGTTTGGGGCGATCCGGGCCGCATTCTCCGATAACCCACATTATGTAATATGCGATCGTCAATGATATCAATGACTTAGCGTTTCACACCTATCTCTGGTTGAGCGGGTGACGTACCTCGGCGGTCGCAACAGGCTTGACTGAGGTGTCCTGATACCCCACGCGCGGGCGCGGGCGCAGCGAGGCGGCGTGCGTCGCAGAGGGGTTTGAGGTGGACCAGACACCACGCACCAGACACGCCTGCCGCCTGCCGCCTGCCGCCTGCCGCCTGCCGCCTGCCGCCTGCCGCCTGCCGTCGCACCAGACACGCCTGCCGCTGCCCCAGATCCTCGGCCCCGGAACGCAAACGGCGGCGACCCTGAGGATCGCCGCCGTCGCTGGCACTGCCACGGCCAGCAGCGGGAGGAAGCGACCGCTGGCGGGCACAGCCATAGCACGACGGGCGACGGGCACGCAACGGCCTCGGTCGGACACAGCCACGCCGCGCGCCACAACACCGCAACACCAACACCAGCCCGATCTCGGACCACCCATCGTTTTGTATAAGAATGTAAGCAAACACACTGTACTGTATAAGCACCCTGTACTATTACATTCTTATACACCCTCTATGTCGCATAGGAGTAGAGGTAGTGTTGTGTTGTGAACGAAAGGAAAAGCCAATGACTTCAAGGACATACCGCACAACAGTCACCCCGCCCGACGCCCCCGGCCCCCGCGACACGGTGTTGTGCGGCCCCCACACGGCGGCTGTTGTACTCGATACGTACATCCCGCAAGACGACGGGTCGCAGCGCCATGTGCCGATGGCTGGTGTTGTGCTTCGCATCCCCGTCGTCTACGGGAGACGCCCGAACGGCTGCGGGATCACATCCATCCTGCTGTCGGCGATCCCGGTTGCGCGGCGCGCGGCGCGCGATGTGCTGGGCGACGCCAATGCGTGGTTCATCGTCATCACCTCGCCAGACGATGTATTGCACCACAACACGGCATCGCTGTCCGCTGCTGCCAATTCGCTGCGCCTCAACCTCAGTACGACGCAGGTAAAACATCCACGCGCGTCCACCCTGCACCTTCCGCAGGGTCTGGCAGTACCTCTGCGGCTGAGAGACCTGATCATCGCGTCTGCCGT